CCTAAAGGTTATACAGCTCTCTATGCTCTCAGTAATACAACCATTCAGCAAGATGATAACTTTGATGTAGAAACTGGTGCCAAGAAAGGAGAGATTTCTAAGGCATTTAAGAAAATGCTTAAGGGCAAATCTGCTAACAAGAAACTGCTCAGTTCTTTCATTGAGTATGTGGCTTGACATATTTCTCTTCCTCCCATAAAATAATTGGAGGAACTTTTCGCTACCTCTATAAAAAATTATGTCTTATAAAAGAAAACATCCAAATGCCGTAGAGTTTGTTTTAAACACTAAATATAATCAAGGAAAAAATGATATTAAAAAATTTAGAGAAAAGTGTTTTGAACATGTTGAGCGTCAGCGTACCAATCGGGGAGCTAAGCAAACTATTGCTGATTTGTTGGAAAAGGATTTTCCTGGATTTAAGGATCATTATCCCCTTTTAAATTGGGAACAGAAATCTAGAAAAAGTGATAAGACTTATACTAGGGCAATCGTCGAAAAAACTTACGATGATTCTTTGAGTGGTTATAGTAAGCGTATTACCGAAGAGGTTAATAAGTATGGCAGAAAGTCAAACAAAAAACTTAATGTAAAACTCGAAGAACAATTGAACCTAGAATCTTTTATGGAGTCTCATCCTAAAGTATCTGAAAATATGTCTTCCACAGTTTCTGGTATTATTGCCCTTGCTGATAAAGGAGTGAAGTCTGTCAAGACTCCTGACGGATGGGAAGTCCAGTTCTGAAACTGTCCTCGCCGCCCTTACAGGGCGGTTTTTTCATCTATAATAACTACATCAACGCAAGACACCAATGCCTGCCAAGTCTGATCTCACCACTTCTCAACTCACTTCCTACCTGTCCGAAACCTATGGTAACGACATCAACGCTGAGCACGTTCGTGCTGCTTGTCGTGAGTTTGGCGTCACCTATCCCACTGCTGTCAAGCGCCTGCGTGACTTCTATGTCAAGCGTGGCACTTGGAATCTGACGGTTCAAGAGAAACTGGAGCAGTCCTATCAAGCACCAGCAGCTGCTCCTGCTATTCGTGTTACCGATCAGGAAAATCAGAACCTTGTTCCTGAAAAAGATGACAACTATGTCCCGTTCGGGAACTTCACTGATGTGAAGAAAATCATCAAGTCTGAACTTTTCTACCCTGTATTCATCACGGGTATGTCTGGTAATGGCAAGACTTTCTCTGTTGAGCAAGCATGTGCTGCTCTAAATAGAGAGCTGATTCGTGTCAATATTACCATTGAAACCGACGAGGATGATCTTATTGGTGGTTTCCGTCTTGTTAATGGGGAAACTGTTTGGCATAATGGTCCTGTCATCGAAGCTTTGGAGCGCGGAGCTGTGTTGCTTCTAGACGAGGTTGATCTTGCTTCTAACAAGATTCTTTGTCTTCAGTCTATCCTTGAAGGTAAAGGTGTCTTCCTTAAGAAGACTGGTCGTTATGTGAAACCTGCTGCTGGTTTCAACGTTATCGCTACTGCCAACACCAAAGGCAAAGGTTCTGATGATGGTCGTTTCATTGGCACTAATGTTCTCAATGAGGCATTCCTTGAGCGTTTCGCCTTGACCTTCGAGCAAGAATATCCTCTGCCTTCTGTTGAAAGCAAGATTCTGAATAAGGCTGCTTCTACTCTTGCCATCAATGATGACAAGTTCTGCGAGAACCTTGCTAACTGGGCAGACATTATTCGCAAGACTTTCAAGGATGGTGGTGTTGATGAAGTGATTTCTACTCGTCGCCTTGTTCATATTGTTCGTGCTTACTCTATCTGGGGTGATCGCATGAAAGCAATCAAGGTTTGCCTCAACCGTTTCGATGATGAAACCAAGCAGTCATTCATCGAACTGTATGATAAAATTGATGCTGATGTAACTACGGAGGAAGAAGAGAATGCCTGAGGTTCATACCAAGAAACTTCATGGTTATGTCGATAGTCTTGCCATTCTTGATAGTGGCAAGACTGTTAAGATCCTAGGTGGCGAGGGTCTTAAGTTGTTTGTCAAAGATCTTGACGGCAATGTCGAAGAGTGCTACCATAATAACTTACGTCTAATTTGGGGTAAATGAACAAATATAATGAAGATGCTCTACTACAAGAGCTGCGTGACTACATCACTGGAACTTATGGACAACATTATTCTGCTGGTAATGACAGCATTCAAACGTTAGATTTGATCGAAGCATGTGGAGACGCTGAAGCATTCTGTCGAAGCAACATCCTTAAGTATGCTTCGCGCTATGATAAGAAAGGAACTGCCCGTCGTGATATCATCAAGATCCTTCACTACGCTCTCCTCCTTCTCCACTTCAGCGACAAGACCTCTATCAAAGAAACCTATCCTCAATGAGCAAAGTTATCCTATCTAAAAAAACTCTCGATGTCCTCAAAAATTTCTCCACAATCAACTCCTCTATCGTATTCCGAAAAGGGAGCACAGTACGAACTATCTCAAATGCAGAGAACATTCTCGCAAACTTTACTGGTGAAGAAGTATTTCCTGTGGACTTCGCTATCTATGATCTTAGTCAGTTCCTTTCTGGGATCTCTCTGTTTAGCGACCCTCAGCTTGAGTTTGACAACGAAAATTTTGTTAATATCCGTGGCAGTCGTCAGTCTGCTCGCTATTACTTTTCTGATCCAGAAATTACGCTCAAAAGTGCTCCAGAGAAAAATGTAAAGTTTCCTGGTGCTGATATCCAGTTTAATCTAACTGGTGATGATCTGATTGCTTTACAGAAAGCATCTGCTGTTTATAGTCTTCCTGATCTGACATTCTCGTCTGAGGAAGGTTCTAACGAAATCAAACTTATCCTTCGTGATAAAGAAAATGATACCAGCAATACTTACGATCTCACGGTGGCAGGTTGTTGCACTAACACCTATTCTCTTGATCTTAAGATTGAGAACATTCGTTTGCTACCTGGGGATTATACTGTCAAAGTATCCCAGCACTTGATTTCTGAATGGACTAACGCTAACGTAGACCTGACTTATTACATCGCACTAGAACCTTGAGCAAAGAATTTTTGTGGGTAGAGAAATACCGCCCAAACATTGTTGAAGATTGCATTCTCCCTGACAGCATCAAAGAGGTGTTTCAGGGTTTTGTCAATCAGGGCGAACTGCCTAACCTGCTGCTGAGTGGCACCGCAGGCGTGGGCAAGACTACCATCGCCAAGGCGTTGTGTGAGGAGATTGGTGCCTCTTATATCGTGATCAATGGATCCGATGAGGGACGCTTCCTAGACACTGTGAGGAACCGTGTGCGTCAGTTCGCTACAACGGTCTCTCTGACCTCTGGAGCGTCCCACAAGGTCGTTATCATCGACGAGGCAGACAACACCACCAACGACGTTCAGCTGTCCTTGAGGACCGCTGTAGAGGAGTTCCACGGCAACTGCCGCTTCATCTTCACTTGTAATTTCATCAATAAAATTATCGAACCATTGCATTCTAGATGCACGGTTGTTGATTTTCGTATTAAACACGAACAAGCAGTTAAACTTCAGGGTGAGTTCTTTACTCGTCTGAAAACTATTTTGACTCATGAACAAGTTCAGTATGAAGATAAAGTTCTCGCCAAGTTGGTTAAGCGTTATTATCCTGATTGGCGTCGTCTTATTAATGAGTGCCAACGCTACGCTGCTACTGGAAGTATTACTTCTGCTATCCTTGTGGATGTTGCTGATGTTAATCTTGACACTCTTCTTGCGTCCTTGAAGAAGAAAGAGTTTACTACTGTCAAGAACTGGGTTGTTCAACACATGGACAATGATCCCAGTATGGTGATGCGTAAAATCTATGACAGTTTGTATGGTGTGTTGAAACCAGCATCTATTCCAGAAGCTGTTCTCATCATTGCTAAGTATATGAAGGACATCACTATTGTTCCTGATCAAGAAATTAATCTTCTTGCTTGTTTAACAGAAATTATGATGAGTTGCGAATTTAAATGACTTATACTTATGCGGATCTAAAAAATGATTTGTCTAAACTTAATGAATCTCAATTAACTATGCCTGTCTACATTATTCAAAATAATGATAAGGCATACATTAGTGAGGAACTTAAGTTCTCTCATCTTCATCATAGTTTTGAAGATGGATATGATTATCATGATATTCCATATCTTTTGAGTGGGAAGTTTGATAATGATTTAAATAAAGGAGAAA